TTAAATTTTAGGTAAATGCTTTTTGCAGTATTTGCCACAAGATGCTCTAAAATTACACTTTTTACCACCTAACGTTGAAGCGGCACAAGTGTTAAATTTTGTTCTATTTTCTATTTTACGTTCGGGAGCAGTTTCAATAAATTTGATTTTGTACTTTTCTCTTTTATCATCGTACTTTTTGCGAGACTCCCTGAGTTTATGTATACTTCTCGCAAAACGTTCACTTTTTTCTATATCGTCACCGTACAACGATTTAGCAACATCTAGGTCTTTTTGTTCATATAACATGTTCATTTATGTTTTGAGTTTGAGTTTGATTCGTACTATATATTACATATTTCGCAACTGAGGTTATAAAAATACATATAATTATAGAATTGCAAATAACATAATACCATAAATATTCATATATACCCAAAAATGTTGTTAACAGCATAGCAAACATAATATATACAGTATACCCAATAATACCGTATAAACTGTTATTTTGCGTACTATGTAATGGTAATATACATGCTATACAATTAGATATAGATATCATATTATCATATGAAAATGTGTAATATACACTAACTAAAATAATAAACAAATTTAACCAATATGAAATTTTCGGATCGAATATTTGATAGTCGGGTTGTTGTTGTTGGATTTCGGGGTTGGGTAAAACTTCCAGTATAGTTGGTCTTTCTTCATCGTAATTTATACCTATAATAGGAGTTCCATCAGGTTGTATAATTTCATTATAGTACATAAAAGAATAATAACTGTATCTTTTATGTATGTACGAATTAGATGCAAAGGGTTCTGTTTTCTATGTAATTGTCCTTTAAATGTATATATTAAATCGGATAATTACGAAGTTAGAAGTCTTATAAGGAAATATAGAAATATCAGGCCTATATGGTTATATAATAATGAAACATATTATAAGTTTTTAGGTATGAAACTTACTCGTGTATGTTTTTCGTGTTTCGAACTTGTAAAAAAACCAGGTTTAAAAAAAATAAGAGATTTTGAAATTGGAAAGGTTAAATCGTTAAAAGGTCAATGTTATTCGTTATCAACTTTATATGTACAATTATGGTACATTTCCTTACAAAAATATATATGTAAGAATTTTAAAAATAGGCAAATGATTGTGTATAACGACATTTAAAAAAATGTGTTATAATAAATAGTATGTGTGATACAAGTGGACCAGACACAGGCGCTATAATATCATTAAACGCAATAGGTAAACAAGATACATACTTATTGGAAAATGAAACTACAAATTCATTATTTAATTATGATGTTAAGAGACATTCTAACTTTAGAAAATTTCATAAGAGTACAAATATAATTAAACCAGGGAATGCTAAAGCGAGTTGGCCATTCGATGAAACTATTAAGGTTACGCTTAACCCGAGAAACATGGGTGACCTTTTATCGAATATGTATATTTCAATGGAACTCCCAGGATTACCATCTGGAGGGGGGAATGATTATTATTACGCTGATCAAGTTGGTAGACACGTAATAGAATCAATAACAATGCGTGTAGACGAAACCATTATTGAAACATTCCATTCCGATTGGGGTATAATATACGATGAACTTTACCTAGATGAATCAGAAAAGAGAACAAAAAGGTATACGGTTAATAGAAATTTAGCCGAAGATACAGCTTTATTAGCAGGTAATCAAATTTTTAGTCAGTTTAAGTCTAAACTATTTATACCAATACCATTTTTCTTTTCAAGAAAATATGAAGGTGATGAATACGATACAAATAAACCAAATCGTCCATATTTCCCGACGTGTGCTATTAATAAACAAAAAATACAATTTGATATAAAATTTAAACCACAAACATTTTTTACCGATTATACAGGTACTATATCATTAAATAGTTTTGATATCGTAACGGAAGAAATTACATTAGAAGATAGTGAACGTTTGTATATAAAAAATAAAAAACATACTTTTATTACCGATTTTGTACAAAGACATCCATCGACTGTTATAAAAGCTGGTGAAACGACTACCAAACTTGAACTCGTTCCTAAAATACCAGTTAAAAGTATCAATTGGTTTTTTAGACGGGAAGAGTTTGAAGATGAAAAAATATTTACAGGTGGTAATAATTTATTAGCAAATGTATTCGCAAATAGATATAACTTTTCGTCGAATGTACAATATTCAATAATAAATGAATTTTATAATCCACCAATGCTAAGCGCCAAAATATTTATAAATGGTGAAGATGTACCAGGTTTTCAGGATAGTGACCATAAATACTATAAATATACCGTACCTTTATCAAACCGGTTATCAAGACCATTTAGAAATATATACACGTATGCATTCTCGATGAATCCGATTAATGTGGAACCATCGGGAAGCCTGGATTTTAGTCAATTAAAATCTAATAAAACTGTTCTAGATGTAAAAATGGTAAGTGGTCTAACAAATGATTATACACTTAATATGTATTATGTTGGTTATCAAACACTTTCATTTGAAAATGGTTTCATGATACGGACTTATTAAATATTTGCATCTTATGATCTTTTATATAATCGATAATATTGTTTTTTATACACCATCTAATGAAATTTAACTGAGCAACAGTTGTATGAATTTCATTAGCTGTACCAGGTATGTTATATGTAATTTTATCTGCTCTACAAAATGGGTCAAATAACTTTTTACTATAACCATCTAAACTCGATTTATAAGCGACGTGGACGCTAAACAATTTACCGTCGCATGTCTTATAAGTTAAGTTATTCTTTTTTGAATAATTTGTAATAAACCATTCTAAATTTCTTAACGAAATACCACCAGATTTATTTAATATTTGTGTCAAAATATCACGGTTTTCATATATTCCATAGAATTCATTTATAGACGTTAATAATACATTTGATCTATTCATCTTATCTATTAAAATATGCATAACTTTAAGTATCTTTGTTAAAATATGTATTAAACGGAAACGGGTTATCATCTTCAGAATCGTCGCTATGTGATTTATCAGAATTAGAATAAACATTTCCATGATATGTTCGAACAGGTACATCTTCTATAGTTGCATTTTTTGCACATTTCTTGCAGAATTGAAATTTACCTACAGTTCTTACAGCTCTTTGACAACATACAGTACCTTTACTGTTAATACCAAGGCATAAATACCCATTCGTTTGTGATTTTTTATGGGTATCTTGAATCAAATCCAGATTGTTTTTCAAAATGATCAATCCAACATTTTCTTTAGATACACGTTCTAAGGATTGAATAATTACTTTATCAATTCTTTTGAATGTATGTTCTAACATGCATGTTAATAGATCTGAATATTCTTTATTATCATAATCACGTTCATTCAAGGTTTTTGGTATTTCAATATCTTCTTCTATATTTACAATTTTACAGTTTTTAGAAATTTCAGAAAATGGCTTGTTATATCTGATAGATAACGCGCGATATAATTTGATTAGTTTATGTTTTTCAAGTTGATTTAAATTTTTTTCATAAATTGTATATGTTTCTGAAAAAATACATTCAATCATACTCTCTTTTTTTATAATATGTTCTATTTTTTAAGTTTAAATATATCAGATATTCGTGTCTGTTTTGGGTCATAATCACATAGTTTATTACGTTTTTCTGGTTTAGAACCAGTTATAAGTTCTCCGAATATTTCTTCTTTAGGATCATCAAATAACGGTTCTATCAAATCACATACGGGGTTGAGAAATTTGTTAAGAAAATAGTATGGATAATCTATATCCAACTTTTTTTCCTCTGCATATTTGGGGTCTTCTGCTTTTTCATACGCTTTTGCACGAGGGTCCCATGTTTTACATAAAATAAAAGGTACACGGTCACCGGATTGTGGTTCAGAACCGGGTTGTCTATCGCGCATTTTATTACGAACTTGTACGTGTGGTAAATTCTGAGATTTATACGAGTCTCCAAGTTGTTGAGAAAGAATTAATTTATCATTAGGAACATCACCTTCTAGTAATTCTACAGCACGTTGTAAAGCGAGTGCCTTTGGTGCAACGGTGTCATTACTTTCCAAAATAACATCAAGTAATTCTTTACAAACTTCGCGCATGTATGGTGTATTATCACGTCTAACAAGTTGAAGACCTTTTACGTCTATATATTCCATATTCATCTTATCGTCTTTACCCTTTGTCCATAATTTTGCCGCGTATCGTTTCTTGGAATATAAAAAATACGGGTAATATACCTTTTCAAGTTCGAGATTATTTGGTTTCTTAAAAAGTTTTGTACACTCCGCCGCCGCACGTTCACCAAGTTCCCAACTATATTTAATAGCATCTTCACCTTTACGTTCACCGACGTCAAATTCAACCATTACACTATCGGTGTCACCGTACCTCACCTTTGCACCCGGGTAATGTTTCTCAACATAATTCTTAGTATCCTCTATCATCATACGACCTTTCATTGTTGTTGTTGATGCTATAGGAACACATGGTAACATACCTTTTGATGCACCTGTGAAACCATATACAGAGTTCATTGATATCTTATACGCCAATTGTTTACCATTGTACATTTCTTTTAAAGATCCTGATGATTCGGCCATGTCTTTCTTAGCCTGTTTTCTAAACTGTTTAAGTTCTGTTAAAATACTCGGTACAAGACTCGGTACATTTTGTACGAATTTATAATTACCAAACGTTTCGATCTCTAAATCTGGGTATAATCTTTTATTTTCATAAACGGGATCCATAATCATGGTTGAATAGCATAAGTTGTGTGCGACCATTATAGATGGGTACAACGCCTCGAAATCCAAGGCGGTTATCGGCGTATAGTATGCACCTTTTTGCGCTTCGAGTACAGTGGCCCCTTCGTATCCGTCTACCAACCCCTCGCCCCACTGAATAGTAGGAACTATATAATTCATTTCGCGTGCCTTTTTCGTTAACTGACTAAACACTTTAATTTGTTGACCCCTTTCTACAAGGTAACATAACGGCACCCAAGTTGCCTTTGCCATCTCTAGAAGGTTAATAAGTATACAAAGTTTAGAGAGTAATCTGTGCGGAAGAAGTGTATCCTTAATACAATACTCAGCTACCTCGCGTAATTTTACAGGGTCTTCTTCCTTAAAACGTGCAAACATCTCTCTAGGAGACATATCTATTTTCTGATCACCTAGGTATAATTTAGAAACGTTATCGAGTTTATACGAATCAAGTTTATACCCCTTCTTAACTTCATGAAATAAATCGAATATAAAACGTCCAGGTATTGGTAAGAGTTTAAGTTCATTGTCACCAAGTGCACTAGAAGATAACTTCTTAATTTTCATTTCACATTTATACCCCTTAAGTTTACTCATTTCAAAAAAAGATTTGGAACACCCAACCATTTTTGCACGTGTCATTATATATTCCATATCAAATCCAAATATGTTCCACCCAGTAATAATATCAATGTCCATTTTTACCATGTATTCACTTAATGCTTCAAGCATTCCCTTTTCTGAATCATAGCTTAAAATAGTACACCCTTCCAGGTTAGGATCCGTTTTCTTATAGCAGAAACACGTTTTATCGTATGGTACGTCATTACCAAAAGAACATAACGATACTGCTATTTGGAAACAACAATCGCCGTATATACTCGCACTAGGAAATTTACCAGTAGAGCTATTACACTCAATATCAATAGAAGCCACAACAAATGGCGCGGTTTCGGGTTTATTAACAGGTTTTAGATTTCTCCAGTCGTAACACATCAAATCAAAATCAGTATTTGAGTAATTTGTCGGTGTACATGCATCACCGGAATCCAACCACCCAGTCGATTGGATACCGGTTATATGCATTAACCTCAGGACCGGTTCCAAATTAGACTCGTAAAGTTTCAATTTTACAAATTGGGGTTCCGGTATATCGTACGGTTCACCGTATACTCTTGGTGGTGGTTCTTCGTATATCTTCAATGATTCTTTGAGAGCGTAACCAACTTTACGACGTTGTGTTAATGTTTCAAAAGTAAGTTTCATAAAATAGAACTTTTTACTGTTTTGAAATCCCCATACATCCATAGATGTCTGTATCTCGTAACTAATTATTAAACCAGGACACCGTTTCATAATACTCTCGTAATATAGTTCGGCGTGTGTATTGTAATCACCAGTAGGGAGTTTTATAAAAAAATAAGGTTGGAATTCTGTTGTAACACATACAGATTTACCGTCTTGTGTTTTTCCAAATATATGTACCAGGTGTTGTGCGTGTTTATCTTCGGTTTCCCATGTGAGGGCTTGAAAAACAACCATGTCTCTTAATACGTTTATGCTCAATTTTTTTAATATACTATATTAGTAAAATATGTCAGCTGCTTTGATTGACCTCGTATCGGTCGGTGCCCAAGATGTGTACATCACAGGCGACCCACAAGTCTCATTTTTTAGACAAAACTATAAACGTCATACCAACTTCGCAATTAAACCAGAACGTCTCGATTATATCGGATCATTTAGTTCAGGTAGTGAAGTCTCTATACCAATAAAATCCAAGGGGGATCTTTTAAGCTATATTTGGATTGAAGCTACAGGCATTAACGCAAAAGACAATAACACTAGTATATACAACAAAAACGAAGTCGCATTCTCCCAACCAACCGAATTTTCACTGTATATTGGTGGACAAGAAGTGTCTAAAATTGATACGGGATTCATTAACAGTGTACACGGCGCCCTTTACAATACCACACAGGCTAAGGCTTCTACATGGTCTGGGTGTGATGACGCCGGTGATAACGCTTCAGCTAATAGTTACGTTATCCCATTCTTCTTCAGTGAAGATTGGACTAAATCACTCCCACTTGTCGGTCTCCAATACCACGAAGTTGAAATAAGAATTAAGTGTAGAAATGGTACATTTTCACCAGGGACTACACCCAAAGTGTATGGTTCGTACATATTCCTTGATACAGAGGAACGCGAATTCTTTTCTAAAACAGAACATGAAATTCTTATGACACAAACACAATTTCAACCTGTGAACGGTTCGGAAAAAACCATTGATCTTACGTACTTTAACCACCCAGTTAAGTCTATTCACATTGCCGCATTTGGTACTGATGCTACGTATACATTTGGTACAGGTGGTACCGCGTCTATGTTTATTAACGGTACACCACTCTTCGAGAATATGTCGCTTGAATACCATCGTAACGTTGTTCCAACCAGACATTGTTCTTATTTCCCACCAGGTGCTAAAGAAGAACCAATTGCGACGTGGCCATTTGCACTCACAATGGACAAGTCTCAACCAACTGGTACATTGAACTTTTCGAGAATTGATAACGCTAAGATTACGATCAGTGATCCAAATACGACTAATGCACATTTTATTCGTGCGTATGCAGTCAACTATAACATTCTCAGAATTAAGAATGGTATGGGTGGTGTTGCATTCGGAAACTAAACAATTATTAAATTTTATAATTCACCAGAGGACCCAAATCCTCTGTTAGCACGCATAGTCTTTTGTAAATCAGTCACTTCTTGAATAAGGGGTGTTAAACACTTTTCTAAAATTAACTGAGCAATCCTCTCCCCCGATTTAATTTCGAACGGAACAGATCCGAGATTAAATAGGCAGACTTTTAATTCCCCCGTGTAGTCGGGGTCAATAACACCGGCACCCACGTGAACACCATACCGCACAGTTAAACCCGAGCGTGGTGCAATTCGTCCGTAACACCCCAATGGAATTGTTGCACATATACCCGTGCTCACAATGTCTCGTGATCCAGGTTGAATAACCGTATCGTGTAAACTATATAAATCATAACCAACTGATCCAGGGGATGCGCGTGTCGGTAATGTCGCGTCAAGTGTTAATCTTTTAATTTGAAGTGTTGTTTCTTCGGAAGTCATTTTACTAAATATATACGTATTTCTTTATCTCATTAAAATAAATTAGTATAAAAACATAGCACGTATATTTGTTAAATGAGTCTCAAGATTATAATGGGAAATATGTTTTCTGGTAAAACGTCAGAACTCGTTCGACGTTTAAAAAGGTATCAAATTATAGGTAAAAATATTCTTGTCATAAACTCAAGCAAAGATACGCGGTGTTTGGAACATGTATTACGAACACACGATAACATTAAATTCAATTGTGTAAAAACGAATGACTTGACACAACTTAATTACGAAAAGGTGGATGTAATAGCTATAGACGAAGCGCAGTTTTTTATTGGTCTAAAAGTTTTTGTCAAAAAGGCGATCGGAAACGGTAAAACTATACTATTGACGGGTTTAGACGGTGATTATAAACAGGGCAAAATAGGTGAAATTTTAGACTGTATACCTCTCGCCGATAAAGTTTTCAAATTGTCAGCTATGTGTATGAAATGTATGGATGGGACACACGGACCATTCACAAAGCGTCTAGTTGATAATAACCAGACGGAACTTATAGGTGGTAAAGAAATGTACATGGCTGTTTGTAGAAAACATTTATAATTATATTTTCTCAGTGTATAATAAATGAACCCAACAGTTTCAGTAAAAGACCCATCTTTGACCGATACACAAATTAGCTTATTAGCCATACCAACTATAACGGTTTTTACAATTGCTATTCTTATTCTATTGAGTAAACATTTGAGAAAAAGTCCAGCTGCATATATTTCTCTATTTATCTCATGTACCCATTTGTACCATCATTACACACTTGTACGTCTACAAAACAAATATTAGATATATAAAGTAATAAAGTGTATATTATATAAACATGTTTATGATTGAAGAACCTTACGGTATAACACAATTCCAGGCCTGGATAATATCACTTACATTAGGAATAGTATTGATTAAACGTAAACGGCGTGGTGAAAATTATATTCAGTAATTATATATGCGTGTTCGGTTAAAAAAAAGTCCACGTATTGATAAAAAGTTTAGAGTTACTTTTGAAAATGGGAAAATAGTTGATTTTGGGGCAAGAGGGTACTCAGACTATACAATACACAAAAACCCTTTGCGTATGCGTTCATACGTAACGCGACACGGTGGGTTTGTTCCTCATATGGTACAAAAACAAACCGATCCTAAACTAGTTCATAAAAATATGCTCGATGTGACTCGAAGCGATAAAGAAAACTGGACAAAAACAGGTTTTTTTACTGCAGGATTTTGGTCAAGATGGATTTTATGGAGTCATCCAGATTTTGAAGGTGCGAAAAAGATTATATCTAAGAAGTTTGGTTTATCTTTTCTTTAAGACCACGACGTTTAAGGTTTTCTTTTAAAGCAGTCATTAAATTTGCGCGTGGATCGCGTTTAGTTGGTACTGGTGGTGCACGTGGAACAGGTGGAGCGCGTGGAACAGGTTGTGAAACTCGACGAACTCTTGGAACAGTTGGTTCCATTGTTTGTAAAAGAGATTTACACGTTCGTAAGAGTTTTTTAGATTCACGAACCTGGATTTCCAAAGATGGTGATCGCCGTCTTTGAATTTTCATTTTAAGTTCCTTTTCACTCAAAGGAAAACGTTTCCCTTTAATTTTTTTAGTTACACGAAGACCAAGACGTTTTGCTTCGTCTTTTAACAAATCGATCTTCATTTATATTACTCAATATTTTTCTTTGATAAATATAAATGGATAGGTTATCTCAAATTTTATTTATATGCTTAGCGTGTTTGTATATATTACTTATTGATCGATAATCAAAAGAAATTATCTGTTCTGTACATTTTTGCCTGAAACGAACCCGATTGTCCTAAAACCGATACAGATTCGTTACCGTAAAATTCGGGGCACCCAATATCTTCCATACAATCACGCGCTTCGTGTGTAATTGGAAGTGAATACATTTGATCACCGGGTGTTGTGGTATAATAATGATATCTATCACGTCTACCTCGAACTTCTTTACCATATAAGGGTAAAGTTTCGTCATCATTACCAACTAATATTCCCATTTGTTGAACATGTCCTGGTTTATATTCTTTTATAGGTGGTTCACGATATTCTTTTTCTGTAGGAATTCTTACCGGTACTCTAACTGGAACAGCAACTCTAACTGGGACTTTTTCTTGTTTTTTTATAATTATAGGATTATATAATTGATATGCAATAATAGAAATAAGTACCGTTATAGTAAAAATTAAAAATTTACTTTTTGTCTTATTCTTCATTTATATATACCAATATTATATTATTTTGAAAAACGTTTTTTCAATTCTTTAAGTGGACTCAGATCAACTCTATTTAATCTAAATTGTACGAGTAACCATAAAAAGAATAAAACACTTTTTAATAAATTGTTAGCCGCAGTATCGTCCATTTTGTATATAGGTCCAACAACGCGTCCAAAAAAGGTTTCTTCTTTTTTATTACCCGTAACAACCATTTCCATCTGTGTTAATGCACATGTATCATCATTTACTGACCAATGGAAGAATATAAATGGTACTAAAATCGAATAAAACTCGAGATTTTGTTTATTTTTCATGAAAGGAACAACGAGCATTGTTATGAAAAAAAGTAAATGAGTGAAGAATATAATATTCATATCTATTAGTATGACAGAAGAAAAGAAATTGCCAAAGATTTGGCATCTCCAACAGGAAAAGATACTTAAGTCCTGGGGAGAAGCTGCTGCCTGTTACAGGTATATGCATTA